ATCTCCCTCGCCGGCCTGCGCCGCTAGCCAACCCCAAACCCGCCCATGACCAACGTCGCCTACATGCAGCCCCACCAAGACTCAGACCCCGATGTTGTCGCCTACACCCTGCAATGCGTCATTGCCATGGCCCCCGGCTTCAGCGCGGCCCTGGCCAAGCAGATTGAGGAGCGCGTGAAGTCTGAATTTGGCGGGCGCCGCCTGTTTTTGCCCAAGGGCGCCAAACGGTTGACATCAGTCCAGCGTCAGGAGGTTTTTAAGGACGGGCTCACCAGCATGCCCGACGAAGCAATCATCGAAAAGCACCAGGTCAGCAAAACCACCCTCTGGCGCATCATGAAAAGCGGGGGAGGGCGGTTCTCGGAGTGACCCAGAGTTAAACCAAGTTTCACTTTGCCCTATTTGAAACCCCGCATTTTTGAGAAAGTCGGCCCCTACTCAGGAGCCGCCCCATGTCGGGAATCACCCTTGCCCAAGCCCAAACCCAGCTCAGCGCCTATTTAGCCGCCGAGACCGCCGTCTTAACCGGCCAGCGTTACGAGATCGCCGGGCGCATGCTCCAGCGTGCTGACCTCGCCCAAATCCGGGACGGCATCACCACCTGGGATGCCCGCGTCAAAACCCTCAGCGTTGCCGCCACAGGCCGCAGCCGCTCCCGCACCGTGGTGGTCCGCTAACATGGCAGGCCCCACCTTCCCCCCGCTGCAGCAAAACCTGCTCGACAAACTCATTGCCTACGCGGCCCCCGGCCTTGCCGTCAACCGCATGGCCCAGCGCACCCACCTCGCCATGTCAGGCGGGTACACCGGCGCCAAGATAGACCGCGCCCAGCTCAGCCGCTGGATGCCCACCGCCGGCAGCGCCAACACCGACACCGTGCGAGACCTCCCCATGCTGCGCGCCCGCAGCCGGGACCAAATGCGCAACGCCCCCATTGCCCTAGGCGCCCTCAACACCACCGTCGGCCATGTGGTCGGAACCGGCCTCACCTACACCCCCGCCATAGACGCCAAATACCTGGGCCTCACCCCAGAGCAAGCCGAAGCCTGGCAAGACGACACCAAGCGCCGCTTTGCACAATGGGCCGGCTCCCAAGACTGCGACTGTGCCCGCCAGCTAGACTTTTACGGCCTGCAAGAACTAGCCTTTCGCACCCACCTCGAATCCGGTGACGCCTTCATCCTCACCCCCCGCATGGCCCGCCCCGGCCGGCCCGCCCGCCTGGCCCTGCAACTCATTGAAGCCGACCGCGTGTGCAGCCCCAACCGCGCCGCAGACACCGAAAGCCTGATAGACGGCATCGAAATCAACCCCGAAACCGGCGAGGCCATAGCCTGCCACGTAGCCCGCCGCCACCCCGGCGGCAACAACACCAGCGGCAACACCTGGGAGCGCGTGCCCCTGCGCGGTGCCAGCACCGGCCGGCGCAACCTCCTGCACCTCTTCAAACCCTTGCGCCCCGGCCAAGTGCGCGGCGTGCCGTGGATCGCCCCCATCCTGGAGCCCCTCAAACAAATTGGCCGCTGGAGTGATGCCGAACTGAATGCCGCCGTCGTCTCCGGCGTCATGGCCACCTTCGTCAAGATGGACGCCGACGCCTTCCAAGGCTTGTATGACGAAGACGCCCAGGGCGCCATCATCGAATCGGCCAGCAAATGGTCAGGCGAGATGGAATCCGGCAAAGCCATCAACCTCATGCCCGGCGAAAGCATCGAATCCCCCGCCCCCGGCAGGCCAAACCCCGCGTTTGACCCCTTCTGGGTTGCCATGGTCCGTCAGATCGGCATGGCCCTGGAGATGCCGTTTGAAGTGCTCGTCATGCACTTCCAAAGCAGCTACAGCGCAGCCCGCGCCGCCCTGCTTATGGCCTGGAAAGCCTTCAGATCCAAACGCGACCTGCTGGCCAAAACAATGTGCCAGCCCGTGCTGGAACTCTGGCTGGCTGACGAAGTAGCCGAAGGCCGCATCAGTTGCCCCGGCTTCTTTGCCGACGAGGTAGTGCGCGCCGCCTGGTGCGCCGCCATCTGGACCGGCGACGGCCCCGGCTCAATTGACCCCACCAAAGAAGTCACCGCCGCCAAGATGCGCGTCGAGCTGGGCATCAGCACCAAGCAAGCCGAGAGCATCCTGCACGACGGCGTGGACTGGGAGCAAAAGCACGAGCAGCGCGTGAAAGAAATCAACGCCGAAAAGCGCGACGGCATTTATGTGCCGCCCGCAGGCAGCCCGGTCATGCCCATTGAGGCGCCGGACGACACGCCTGATGACACCCCCGCCAAACCAGACCCCAAGCAAGCCGAAGACGCCGCCCTGCTGGAGCGCATGGCCCAGCGCATGGACGCGGTAGAGGCGCGCCCGCCAGCCGTTGTCAACATCACCACCCCGCCCGTGGTCATTAACCAGGGCGACCAGCACATGCACCTGCCCGAAGGCATGGTCAACATCCAGCAAGGCGACCACCACACCCACCTACCCGAAGGCATGGTCACGCTAGAAGCCACCGTGGCCGCCCCAACAGTCAACGTCACCGCCGCCCCCGCGCAGGTCGTCATCGCCCCCGCGCCCAAGCAAGCCATGCAGTAGATCCACAAGCGTGACGCTGAAGGCAATTTGATCGAAACCTTAGTGATTTTTAGCCCCCCCCCAAATTTCACTTTGCCCTATTTGAAACAAGCCAAAACCGCGAAAGTCCACCCCCATGAAGTTACTCGATGTCATCACCTCCCCCTGGGCTGTACTGCCAGACCAACTGCGCGAGATCCAAAGCATCTACGCCACCCACCTCAAGGGCGAGAAGATCGACATTGCAGCCATCGAGGCCCGCTTAGGCCGGCCGCTCGCCAGCGACCAGCAAGCCTATGAAATCCGCCCCGGCGGTGTGGCAGTGCTCACGCTCGATGGCGTCATGGCCCCCAAAGCCAACTTGATGATGCAAATCAGTGGTGGCGTCAGCACCCAAATGGCCGGCATTCAGGTAGAAAGCGCCATTGCAGACCCCCGCGTCATCGCCCTGGTGCTCAACATCGACAGCCCCGGCGGCAGCGTGTTCGGCACCCCAGAGCTGGCCGCCACCGTGCAAGAGCTGGCCAAAATCAAACCCATCGTCACCGTCAGCAGCGCCACCCTGGCCAGCGCCGCTTACTGGGTTGGCAGCGCGGCCAACGCCATCTTCATCACCGGCCCCACCGTGCAAGTGGGTTCAATCGGCGTGGTGGCCAGCCACAACTATGACCCCCGCGCCAGTGCCACCACCACCGAGATCACCGCCGGCAAATACAAACGCATGGCCAGCGGCTCCGCGCCCCTCACCACCGAAGGCCGCGCCTACATGCAAGGCCAGGTAGACCATTTGTACAGCGTGTTTGTGGACACCGTAGCCAGCCAGCGCGGCGTCACCCCCGCCGCCGTGCTGGAGCACATGGCCGATGGCCGCGTGTTTATTGGCCAACAAGCCATTGACCGCGGGCTGGTAGACGGCTTTGCCACCGTTGACTCCATCGTCGCCCAAATCACCGCCGAGCCCGCCAAGTTTGCGGCCCGCCGCAAAGCCCGTTTTGGCGCCCAAGCCCCCCAAACCCCGTATGCAAAACCAGCCGGTGCGCTGGCCAGCATGCAAAAAACCGCCGAGCCGGTGCTGCTCACTCCCGCAAACATCCAAAAAGGAACCCCAATGGACCGTGAAACCCTCGCGCAGCATCACCCCGACCTGCTCGCGCAACTCCAAACCGAATTCTCAGCCACTGGCGCCACCGCCGAGCGCGCGCGCATTGCCGCCGTGCGCTCCCAGGTGCTCCCCGGTCATGAGG